TCAACAGCTTTTTTCCTACCTATAGATTTTGACATTTTACTATCCCATTTTTTTATCAGACTTTTATTCGTTAACACATAGACGATATCTTTTTCATAATTTGAAAAATTCATATCTATTATTTTCTCATCAGATTCCAATATGGAAGATAATGACGCGAAATCATTCAATGTCATTTTTTCATCTATTAATGACAAATTAAATGTGTAATATCCCTTATCAACTATTCCATAAATTTCATTTTCATTTTTTAATTTTAAAGAATTGAAAGATGATATTGATTTATACAAGCTTATATTAGTTTCATAAAATAAAAAATTAAAATTTGAATTATAAAATTTAAATATTTTATTATCAAAATCTTCCACTAATATAGTGTTCCTATATGTTGGGATTTTTTTAGGTTTTTCAAAACGTATGCTGTCGTATCTACCACCCTGACCTCCCAATATATCTAATAAAAACAATCTATTATTAAAAGGAGAAGATGTGTTTTTAAAAATATTCTCATTTGAGAAATATGACAACAGATCATATTTAAAAACAACATCTAATTTTTCATCGGATATGCACAAGTATCTATCATCCAATATTGAAATTGAATTTATTTTTTGAAATGTTAATTCTCCAGATAATGCATCGACCAATGTTATAATATTTGGGCAAACTTGACAAAAAGTTGTGTCATAATCATGTCTCAATACAGTGATAGCTGATATGCAATTTACAAACAGATAAAACATATTATCATTTCTATAAACTACACCATTTTGTGCGAAGTCTAATGGTTTGAAATTGGCAGCTGAAAAATCATCAGAATTTGTAGTATTGTTGTATATACCAACTTTAGTTCCAGTAACTCCTATAAAACCATTAAAAGTTGTAGGTATTACATAATTTGGTATAGAACACCTACTATACAAATACATAAAATTATCATAAAGATGTGACAATTTAAAATTTATTGTTCTATGATAAGATAATTCGTTAGGTTGTATTGTTATTTGATTTTCACTATAAGGTAAAACGTCTAGAACATCAATCGTCTTATCATAATCAAAAACGCTCTTTTCGAATTCTGAAGAAATTGTTATCATAATATATCAGTTAACGTATTAGAAACGTTATAATCTCCCTCCAAGTAAACTGGTTTAGAAACTGTATCTATCCATTTAAAAGTTTTCAATTCAGTGTAATATGGTAAATAATTATCCAATTTTTCTCTAATATAATTTTCCATTTCTATTCTTGTTTTTTCAGAAAATATTCCACTATTAAATATTTTTAAATTAAAAACATTTGATTTATATAAAGGTAAACCAAAATCAAAGGTTTTATCCATAGTATCTATGAAGCTTCTAGTTCCAGATGGCATATTATATTTTAAATGATTGGATGGATATACCATATTATAAAAATATAAAACTTGAAATCTATCCAAATATTTGTTTAAAATGTTTATTTCTTTTATATTAAAATTACTACAAGTGTAATTACTCACATCTTTAAAATATTTAAATAATGGAATTCCGTTAAAATAATTATCACATCCATAAAATATTCTTCCTTTGAAAGTTTGACTTAAAGAATATTTTTTATCTTTAAAAGTCTTTCTTTCATATAATTTACCATCCAAGTAAAAATCAGCTACACCATTCAAAGGATTTATTGAAAAACAAAAATGTCTCAAGCCTGGCGTGATATCATACCCGTTTAATATGAAATCGAGTTCTATACAATCTTCAGCATTAATCTTATTCAAAAGTTTCGCTTTAAAATTATAAGTGTAGTCTTTATATTTGCTCAAATATGCTTTATTAAAATTGTAACTTGTGGCATTTAAACTATTCTGAATTTTATCATAATTACCATCTAGATCTATTATCTTTTGATTGTTATTTTCATCCAATTCTATTATAAAAGTTTTACTATCAGATTTTTTACAAAATAATTGTTTTTTCAATGTGTATTTACCATATTCGAAATTTTCACAAAAAGATAAATCAAAAGCAGATACCGTTTTACTATCTGTACCAGAAAGTGGTATAATTTGTTTTAATTGATTATATTTCGTATCGTATAAATTCAATTTACCATCATTGGTGCAAATGTAATAAAAATTATTATCTTTATCTATATTGTATGATAATATTTTAGAACTTGTAGTTATTATATTAGATAATGAGCTTAAAGATATTGAATATGAATATAAATTTTTATCATCATTCGTTCCATAAATAAAACCATTTCTATAAAAAGTATACTCCCCTTTAAAAAGATAAATATCACCATCTTCAGACGCTACTATTCTATTAATAGAAGATCCAGTATTAATCGTACTTTTTATATTTTTTGAAGTGATTACATTTGATAATAAATTTATAGATACCAATCCTTTATTTGTGTATACGTAACAATTATTATTATCATTTGTAATTGAATATATTGAATCGCTATTTCTTTTCAAAGGTATAACTTCACCCATAGCTGAGTTTGAATCCACTATAGTTCCCTTTAAATCAAATTCTATTAACCTAAAATCTTTGGTTATCACATGAATATTTTCCAAACCATTTCTCCTAGAAATCCCAGCTATGGCACATAAAGATAAATTGTCGGTAGATATTTGATTTATTTTTTTAAAATCATTATTAAAAATTTGCAATGTGGTGTCATTTATCTTGAATATAGAGTATGGTGTAGTATGCGAGTAATTATAAAAACCGAAACCATTATTCGTATAATTTCCAAAAATCTGATTGCCACTTGGAATCGTCCAATCGTCTTTTTCCAAAAAGAAAGAAAAAGTTGCTATGTTATGTTCGTATTCGTTATTTGAATCTATATAACCGAAAGTTCTACCATTTAAAATATATGTTCTCGCATCAACATCTAAATCTTGAAATTTAGTATTTTGGTAGTCGTTTAATTTATTATAATATATTTTATCAGATAAAGATTCTTCTATTAATTGTTCATAATCTCTTTTACCTAAATGCATATATGCATAATAAGATCCTTTTTCAAAAGTCATGCTGCTTTTAACATCTGAGATATTTTCTTTTAAATCCAGACAATTAAAACTATCTTGATACAATATTTCTAAAGCTGTGGAAGAAAGAGCTTCAAACTTTGTAACCTTTGAGGGTTTGTAGTATCTATCAACCCAAATTGGTCGTGTATCTTCATTTCCAGCAGATAACCAAGTGCATAACCATTGACCAGTTAGTTCTTCTTGAGGATAAGAATAAGGTGTTGTATCTTTATAATTTTTTAACTTTTTCCAAATTTTATCACTGTTTAGTGGCGTGTTTCCACCAATTGCACCACATTCTGCTAATTTGCTTGAATTTATATTCAATATTTCATAAGGATATATGTTGTGGGGTACGTGGAAATATGTAGTTTTACCAGATTTAAATTCAAATTGATTTGTATATATCGAATATCCTAAATTTATTTTATCGTAACCTAACTCTCTATAACCTCCAGTGAATATACTCTCATACTCTTTAATGTTCGTTTCATTTTCGTTTAAAAACACATTACCTCTAGATTGTTCATTATTTTGATTTAATTGGTTTTTCAAACTCAACATGTTGACTGGAAGAGATGATAATATATTGTTTATAGGTGCTGTTAATAAAAAGTTATTAGAAATGTTTAAATAACTTCTATCATTTTCCACATTTATATTATTTTTATTATATGTATCCTCATAAGAAACCCAATTGTTTGCACAATTTATAGCATTAGGTTCTTTTATTTTTTTAATATAAAAATTGTTTATTTTTTTAAAGTTGTCAGTTTTATTCAATAATAATCTGCCATCTATTGATCTGTATAAAGAAAAGATTCCAAGCTGTGTGTTTGTATATAAAATTATTTCATTACTTTTTAAATTATAATTAAAATCTTTATTGTATAATTCAAAATTATTGGATTTTTCACTTACAAATTTTAAACCACTTAAAGATGGGGAATATACCAAATAATACTTTATCTCATTTTCATAATGAGATATTTGACATTTACTTTCATTTAAAAAATCTATTTCTAATATATTGTTTTGTGTAAAATAATTTTCTGTTGTTGAAACTGAAACAAAATTGGTTGAAAAATTCCAATATTTCTCACCATAATCATCCTTTAAATAATTAAACTGCGCGTTTCTACCACATGATATATATTCATCGAAACCATAACCCAATTTTCTAATAGTAGTGGTGGAAGTTGGATATGTGAATTTATACCAAATAATAGCATCATACGAATAATATCCGTTAGTAGATGATGTTTCAGATATTATAAATTTATCCTTTCCATAAACAATAGAGTCTAAAGTTGCAGAATTTGGTAGATATGATTCTTTCCAATTTACACCATCTTCGGAATAAAAAACTTTATCACTAGTACCATTTAAAATGGCAACAAATCTATGCTCACCATATATTACAGATTTTGGAGATATCGAAATATCTGAAGATATTTCAGAGGAATGCCAATTCAAACCACCATCATTCGAATAAGAAGCTAAATTGGAGTTGGATGATATTGCTACAAATTTATCTTCTCCAAAAGTAACGGAAGCCCAAGAAGAATAAAAAGGCATGTAAGCATATAGGTTCCAATTAAAACCATCTATACTTGAGAAAACTTGGTTCGAATCTTTTTTTATTGTTAAAAATAAATTTTTACCGAATGTTAAACAATCAAATCTACCAAATGGATTATTGATACCATCCATAGTCCAAGTTAAGCCATCGTCTTCAGATATTGCAACTTTAGGGTTGGCATCAATATCTTGAGATAGTGCCACAAACAAGCCTTTGCCATATATTAAAGATTTCCAAGTCGTGTTTAACGATAAATCCTTCTCTATCCAAGTTTTCGAATTTTTTGGCAATATATATGCTTTTGATGAATTTGATCTTAACATTACAACATTTCCATCCCCTTTAACTATATCCATCCAATCAGAACTTGTAGCTGGAGAAGAGTATGATTCCCAATTATTACTATTGCTGGAATGTAATGAGTAAATATAACAAATTTTATTTGTAAATTTATTATTTTGAATTAAAAATACATTCTCTTTCAAATGATCATTTTTTGTCAAAATATTTAAAACGTAATTGTTTATCTTTAAATCTCTTGCATTTTTCAAACTAGGAACTTTTGTAAAGTCCATATTACCATCTACACCAATACGTGTATTTTCGAATTTAACATTCGAATCTTCTTTGTATTCGAGATCTAATGTCTCATAGCTCCTATCTGAGATAAAACGAGTAAGCATTTACAATTATTTAATTAATCAAGTTGAATTACCTCTATAGTTATACCACTTCCAGCAAAATATGGAGCACCTCCAGAAGATATTGTCAAACCATTATTAGGTGTTACAAAATTTTCCTTTTCGTAAAATCTTACATAATTTGGATTTATACTTATACCTCTATATTCTCCATATATGTAAAAACCAGTATCCAAATATATCGGATTTTCGTTTATAGGAGGTTCTGGTATGTATGGATCTATGCTTTCCAGAGTAGATTGTTGAGGCACTAATTCCAACAAGAAAGGTAACTCCACATCTTTAGATGGCACATTTGCTGATAAAACAAATGGCAATTTAGTATTAATATCACCTATGAACAAACTATTATCGCTATCATCGTTTATAAAAAGTAAAACATTATTACTATTACCATAATACGGTAATGAATCCAATACTTTTTTATGTTTATAAGTTTCATAAATTCCACATTGAAAAACTGTTAAAGGAACTGTTAAATTTATATAATTACCATCTTCATAATATATTTGAAAATTTGGATGATAAAAAGTATTATACAATTCACTCGGATAATATATAGATTGTATACTACTTAGATTTGGATACAATATATCGTTATTCGACAATTGTGAGGTGAATGTTTGAATATCATTTCCATTATCTGGATTAAATGTCAATTTTATTATTTTGGATTTGCTCTGATCAAAATCTGAAAAATCGAATATTACATTTGAATCGCAAAACACATAATGTCCTATGTTTACATGTTTTATATTTTTTAAATCGTTATAAGTTGTTTTGAAATTACCACCAGATAAAGATGTTACAGTCGGTATACCTCCACTTAAATTCCAAACTTGTGAAGCTGGTATGCTATATTGATATATATTATCGTATTGACTACCCAAAATATAAAATCTATCACCCTCTGGTTTAAAAAACATTCCAACTGGTCTATTATCTTGAGCACTTATTGCGAAGGAAATATTTGTATAATATGCGGTTGTTATATCCCAAGGAGTTAATAATTTATATTCAAAAATTCTATATTTTTCTAAACCTGTAACAAAACATTCGGAACCATCAGGTTTAAAAAATAAATCAGAAGGTAAAGATTCCTCGCTTTGAACGGAAAATTCTTTCAAAGGATAGGTGCCTGTAGATATATCCCAAGGGGTTGAAAGTGCGTATTGATGAATTTTTTTGCTACTAACTCCAGTAACATAAAGATTTGTACCATTTGGGCTTATGAATAAACCTTTAGATCCAGATTCGAATAATATTGGAAATTGTGAAGTATATGTTGATGTGCTTGTATCCCAAGGTATTGTTAAATTATATTGCATTACGGCATTTTTATTATCACCTATAATGTACATTTTTAATCCATCTGGTTTAAAAAATACACCAGTTGGGCTATTTTCTAAACTAGGGTTCAAATTTAAACTTTTACTATAATATGCTGTTGAAATGTCCCAAGATAAAGAAAGATTATATGTGTGTACTTTGTCACTAACATTACCAACTACGTATATTGAATATCCACTATTACCAAAAAATAAAGATTGTGGATTTATTTCTCTATCAAAAACGGATTTAGTTTTTCCAGTATAACTTGTTACACTATACGGTAAACCATATAATGTTTCTTGAAATAAAAAAGATGATGGATATAAAAGTGGATCTATGAAATAACCTCCAGAATAAACGACGAAATCATTTAAAGCACTGAAAGGTGAATTAGTAGTAGCTGATACTTTTATAGTAAATGTGTTTGTTGTAGATTTCATCATTAAATGTCATAAACACCATATTAAGCGTTATATTATTATTTAAACTATCAATCTAAAATATAAAATGATATATCATCAATGTAAGCTTCAGTACCTTCATTATCAGAATATGGAAAATGTTGGAAAAAGTCTATCAACACTTTATCCACACTAGGTTCAACATACCAAGTTAAAATCTGATAAAAATGATGTTTCAAAATATCGTTTACATATACATATCCGTATTTCTCAACATTATCATAAAAATAAGTAATTTTATCCCAAACATTTATACCACTATTCCAATTTTTACTATAAACTTCATCAGTTCTTTCACAAATATCACCTTTAATAAAACTGCCATAATTGAGAGAACTCGTATTAAAATCCCATGTTAACGTATAAGTGTTATGTTGAGGGTGAACACCCCAATTTGAATGATTATAATAATCAAAACCTACACTAAAAATAGTAGGATATGATTTTTGTAAAGTATTTTTCTTCAATGCATAAAATTCAATAATAAATCCATTCTTATCATTAAAAAATTCTGAAGATAAACCAAATGTTAAAGATATGTTTTTATTGGCAAAAGAATTTGCATAATATGAATAACCGCCACTGTAACTTTCATTGTTCACCACATTACCGTAATTTCTTATAATTAAAACTTCGTTTGTAGATGCAGTTCCAGCATTTTGTGCAACCACACCAAAGTCAAAACCAGTACCCCAATACAACGTTTTATTGGTGGGTGGTGTGTTGTAAAAAACCGATGGTGGCACATTTTGTGGGCAAGGTATAGTTGGGGTTGGTGTTGGAGTTGGAGTTTGTGTTGTAGTAACTGTAGGCGAAGGTGTTAAATACATATAAGTATGTTGAACATTTACATCATTTAAAATATCTTCAACCACATCATCTCCCCAAGATATATCATACGATCCTGTATTGTATTTTATATTAAATTCTAAAATTGTTTTACCAAAAGGATTGTCTATATCCCAAAGAATGTATGGGGAAATATAAGTATGTTGAACATTTACATCATTTAAAATATCTTCAACCGCACCATCCCCCCAAGATATATCATACGATCCTGTATTGTATTTTATATAAAAATTTGAAATTGTTTTACCATAAGGATCGTCTATATCCCAAATATCCCAAAAAAGAGAAGGTTCGGGTGTCGGTGTTGGTGTTGAAGTGGATGTATTCGTTTGTGTTGGTGTTGGTGTTGGAGTTGGACATCTGCTTTCTAAAGGAGTTCTAGTTGGACTTCTACTTGGAGTTATAGTGTTCGTAACTGTTTTGGTTGGCGTATTTGTTGGTGTTTTTGTTACTGTGGGTGTTTGTGTTCTAGTAGGTGTTTTTGTGGGGGTTCTTGTTACTGTAGGTGTTTGTGTTTTAGTTGGAGTTTGAGTAGGTGTGGGAGTATATGTTGGAGTTATTGAAGGTGTGGGAGTTTGTGTTGGGCAAATTGGAAAATTTTGTATAGCTGACAATGAGAACGATTGTTCGGATATACCTAATATCGGAGAACCCCCATACCCAGTATTAAAATAATAAAAAGTATAAACATTATTATCAGAAGCTGATAATGTAACACTGTTTTTTATGAAAATTTCATTTTGACTGGATGTTATTTCATTCGTATTGGTGAATGTTATTTTGCAATTATTAAAATTATTTAAATCGTAAACATTACTGACCTGTAATCCATTTATCCCCTTTAAGTAAACATTAAAGTTTGAAACGGTATTATTTAAAATAATATAATTTCCATAATAAATTCCAGTATCTACTAAGTCGTAATTGTTAACAACGCAATAGTACTTTACAGGAAACGCCGAAACTACAAACGATTGAGTGTATGTACCATATACATTTGTCCCAGATAGTTTGACGTAATATACACCATCATCGTTAAAAGTGTGTATAATGTTTTCAGAAGTATAATTAACATCATAACCACCACTGACATTCCAAGCCCAAGAATCAACTGCTAAAATATTTCTATTAAAACCGCTTAATGATACGGTAAGCGGAGCAAATCCTTTTAATGTTTTATAAATTTGAGTATTATTAAATGTGCTAGACGGTGGAAATTCTCCATTATTAATCAAAGGAAAATATGTCTTCAAATTAATCATATTATATCACCTCCCAATATTTCAACTTCTGGTATCATTATTTTAGCCAAGTAATCTTCGTTTTCTTTATCTATTAAGAAACCGCTTTGATCGTTTTGTTCCATAGCCGACAACGGTACAGCCAAGTGTTGATAAGGATCTGGTAATAGACATTCTGTATTAAAAATATTAATATAACCATCATTTTTATCTAATGTAAAAGGTATGCCAACCATTGCTATATTTTGTATAATATTTACTTGAGATCCAAAAAATTTATACGATCTAAAGTCTGAAGATAATGGATATAGAGTGGTTTTTTCAGCGAAATATCCAGTGTCGTTTTTTGTGAAAACGTAAGCTCTACCATAGTTTGGCAATTCAATAGTTGGTCTTGTGTCAGTGTAGAAAGCCTCGCCAGGACATCCTACGATTGCTTTATTCTTATCCATCTTTACCGAATATCCGAAATTTCCAGCTGGTGTATTTAAATTAAATACCGTACCTAATTCTGCAATCAAAATCCATTTCTTCAATACAGGCGTTAGAAAATAATGAAAAACTTCACCTTGTCCAGAATCTCTTAAACTTCTTTTATTGCCCATTGGAGCACCTATAAGCAATTCGTTGTTATATATGCTCATAGATTCACCGAATCCCCTAGCTTCTTCATAAGGAGGCGTTAAAATTTGGTGATATTTATATCCAGAATTTGGTTCTCTATAAAAAGAAATAACGTAATTTTTCTTGGAATAAGATAACAAATACTCATTCGACATTTCAACATTTAAACCAAATCCACTACTCAATGGGAAATTAAATGATTGTGCGAGTTTCCATTTTCCTATATCCTCTACATTTTCAGATTTTGTAATATAATCATAAACGTAATAATATTCTCCACTAGATGAAGAAGATATTACCAAAGTATTATCCGATCCAGCACATGATGTTATATCATCATTTGTTGGAAGTGTTATAGTGTTTTGTTTTACAAAAGCGTTTCCTTTATTTTCATAAACCAATAAATTGTTTTGAGATTTAACGTATATAAAATTTTTATAATAATTTAATATTTTCAAATAATTTGTAGATCTTGTAGTTTTTTGGGATCTATACGAATTTCCATCGAATTTGTAAGTATTAAAATATTTGTAATTATTACTAACAGCCCAAGTTTTATATGCTGGTAATTTGTTACCATACAAATTACCTTTTGTGGAAATTTCTTGAAAACATGTGGATAAATACTGTTCATCTATTCTTTCAGGATATCCAGCAACATTGAATTGTTTTACTAAAAATCTACTATCTTGATCCAGTGATGTATAGAATAATGCAGCTTTTATAGACCTTCTTTCTAAAATAGGCAAATTGTTTAAAAGTAAAACTGTTCTAAAATCTCTCTCGTCATCATTTTTCACTTGTATTTCTAAATTGCTCATGCATTTTGAAAAAACGACACGAACTTGTTTGTATTGAATTTTTTCATCTAATGATGTCAATTGTTGAGATATTTTAAAATTATGATTGTATTCTAAATTTTCACTTTGTTTCAAAAAAGAATAATCTTCTCTTATACCTTTTCTAACACATATTGAATTTGAAACGGTAAAATCCACACCATCGACCAATCTTGTTTTTTTAGCAAAAATTCCATTAGCATCAAAACCTATACCATACAATGCAGATTCTAAACCCAAATAACCTTCTTCATTACATTGATCATTAATATCACTAGGAGTATATGCTAGACTATAAGCTGGTCCACCACCTCTAGGTTTTTCATTTATTGTTTCAAAAAAAGCCAAACAAAAGCCACAAGAGGGTATGTCATTATAATTATAAAAAGCATAATCAACAGATACGATTATATCATGATGAGTGTTCAAAGGTTGATCATTCCACATTTGAACAAATTTAAATGTTGAGTTTCTTTGTTGCATTTTTACGCCTTCTAATATTTAAGATTAAAGTCCTCTTAATCCACTAAACTTTATGTCGTAAATGGATTTTTATAATCCAAATAAGCTGTTAAATATACATTTTCAGTTAATGATAAATCTTTAACATCTTCATAATTTATATAAATCCCAGTGGAATTTTGATATATATTAGATTGAGCATATGGCGCTCCCAATTCCGAATTTGATATAATTAAACTATCATCCACCAAAACAAATCCATCAGAACCCGCTTCAACTTGAATTGAACTATAACCCATATCTATACCATCACCAGAAGAGTATTGATACATTAAAGGAACATTCGCATCATAATACAATATTCCAGAACCATTAATAAATTGCGGATTTATATCAACATTAGTATGTTTTATATACAATCCAGACGCCTCTCTAGTTATAGTATCCAAAGACAAACCTCCAGTGCTTCCAAAAGCGTTAGGTTCTGGAGTTGAATTTAATAATACTTTATTAGGACCAACTTTATTAAGCCAAAGTTCAACTTGACCAAAGGGTAAGTATACCGCAGTTAGTGATACGTTTCCAGTGATAACAAATGTTAAAGTATTATTACCAGCAATACCTTTAATATTTGGATCATCAGCACATAAGGCTATAAATGTGCTACCCTCAAAAGTATTGTCGGCTTTTATAGTAACTTCTTTACCAGATAAAAATTCGTACTCGCAAATATTCAAACTGGAAGGATTAAATGGTTCACAATCTAAACCAATTGGCTCCACAGAGTAAACTCTACCAACTCCTCCTCCAGCAGAATATGTAACAGTCACAGTATATGCCAAATAATTAAAATAAGCTACAAAGTTATAATTATCATCTAAAATGAAATTACATTTTGGATTGGTGGAATTATTACACGGACCACCAATCCATCTATTAAATTGGTAATATTCGTTGGTTGGTTTAGCAGTTAAACTTAAAAAAGTTTGTTCGGATAGAGACTTATATGTGTTCGAGGTGGTTATATTTAATTCAGAATCATCGTAAACCCATTCTATTATACCTTGCGCTGCTTTATTCACTAAAATACTTTTAGTTTTAGGGAAAGCTAAAACCTCGAATTCACCACCTTCTGTATTGATTATTAAAGAATCGTTATCAAATGGTTGACTCTCAACTCCTAAATTTAAATCATAGTATATAATTTCCCTATATAACGACTGTACATCAATATCTCCCCACATTATAAATGTGCAAACTCTATTTCCATCATAGCAAGGCACACCATCGAATTTATTAAATAAGTAACCAAAAGGTGCTGGAGATGCTGATATGGTAACATATGTTCCTAAGAAATAATCAGTTGCGCATTTTCCAGTACAATTCAATTGACCATCCAATGTTATTATGCTACCTAAAGTTGAATCCGCTTTTAAAGTAACTAAAGGTAATAATTCAAAATTGGCTATTAGTTTCTTATCATCATTTAAATATAAAACACAATCATTTGTAGTACCATTACATTCCGTATCCCCCAACCATGATGAAAATCTACTATTAGATGCCGCTGAAGCAATCAGAGTTATTGTGGAATTTGCCGAATATAAATATTCGCAATTATCTCCACAATAAATGCATGGAGGGTCTGTAAACACATCACCTTTACCAGATCCAACCTTCTCTATTTTTAATCTTTTATATATGCCAGATAAGTTATTTGATAAAAATCCAGAAAATTTAACATTTTGAGTAGTGTTGACATCTATAAAAACAACTTCATCGTAAGGGTATGTTGGTCTTGTAACATTTACATAAAATTCTATACCATCTACGAAAAAATTAAAAATATTTTTTGTTTCATTATATGATGTCAAATACGTAGTTGTGGTTGATTGTGACAATTCATCTGTGTGGGTTACTAATAAATTGTTTTGAACTTCTTTAACATTAAAAAATTCTTTACCTACAAAAATATTAGTGTTATCATAAGATTCCCAATCAAAGTGTACAACATAATTTCCAACTTGGTTTATTTCTAAAGTTTCAACATTTGAAGCAAATGCGTAATTTACACTATATGGTAGCGTGTCAACTATATTTAAAGAATCGTCATCTCTAACTCCTATATAACCCGATTTATTAGATATAGCTCTGACATAATATGTCGCGGAAGGATTTGCGTAATTATTGTCTAAAAAATAATAAAATGGTTTTAACAATAACGGACCTTCTGATACAAAAGTGTTGTCTTCTGGTTTATAATATAATTTTTCGTTTACTATAAAGGGTATGGAATTTAAATTTCTAGAAAAATAACTGAAATTATATTCGTTTAAAAATGAATTTTTTCTAAAAGATCCTCCAGAATACTCCACTAAATTTATTTCTGGCACATCTCCATAAGGGCTGGAAAGGGAATATACATTGGTTAGAGTTTTATTATTAGGATATATTTTGCTATAATTTAAACTATCCAGATTTGAAGCATATATCTCTGGACAAATATATTTGTAATTTGATGCTGATAATGAATTTTCTAAAGTTTTTATAAAAACTAAAAATATTTTTTTATTTTTTTCATCATACCATGGGTTTATAAATGTATCTAGAAATTTATTAAATCCTACTTTTTTATTATAAAACGGTTTAGTACTCGCGTTTTGAAATTCGTTATTTTCTATATCATACAAATATGAATCACTAATAACATAATTTTCAGTTTCTATAACTATTACGTTATTGATTACAAATAGTTTTAAAACTTTATCATTTATTTCATCCACCACGAAGTCTGGATATTTAAAAAATATTTTAGAAAATGCTGTATTAATATCATTTACAGTATTATAAAAATTATTTCTTACAAATATTTTACCAGTCTTAGTGTTTTTCTTTTCATATATTGAAGAATTTTCTACTTTTTTATTTGAAAAAACTGTAGATGATCCGTTAATCAGACCCCCATCGTATAAATCTCCTGAAATATTTTTCGTTTCAGTGTTAAGTTTTTTGTATAAACCAAATTCGTTACTATATTCATCAGTATACCAATCAACAACAACACCTTCATCTAATAATAAATTTTTAGTATCTTTTTCTATAGGGTATATATCTACATCAAAAGTACCTTGCCATATTTGATCTTTATCCCCACCCCAAAAAGTTATATTATCCGTAACTTTAGAAACACCTTCTGTGGATATTTTAGTATTTTGTTGTCTACTTTGATAGCCATAAAAAAGTTTATCATAATTGTTGCTTAAAACGTCATTGAATCTAAAACCATCGGATATCTTTGTTCTATTCCAATCGACATTCACACTATAAATTAAAGGAGAATCATTATTTTCTTTATCGGATGTATATATTGTGTTTCCTATTTGATCTGGATTTGGAAAAATGTAAACTTTATCTGGTAAGGTATTATTTGAATTTAAAGAATATGTTTTACTCGGAGTATTATAAATTAATAATGTTTGGTTCTGTGGTATGAAAAAACCCCCCAATTCATATAATGAATATAACTGATTTAAAGGTTGGTTTAATATATTTGTGGAAAAGTGTTTATTTAAAAATTCAGATCCATTTTTTTTAGATTCGAATAGTAATCCAGAAACGCTTTTATTTTCAGAATTTGTGGATATGTAATAAAAATCAGTGCTTATAAATTTTGGATACAATGATTTAAAGAGATTTAATTTTAAATCTTCATTATTCTCAGATAAAATGTAATTTAAAAAATCTCTATTTTTTAAATAATATAATTCATCTCCACTTAATATTGGATTGAATGTGAAATCTGAAATATAATCATTATTCGAAGATTTTAAATATAATGGATATGCAGATATTGAATTTATTATAGATTCTTTAAAATTTAAAAATATATTGTAATCTAATTCATTCGTATATGTGAATTCTGTATTATCAGATTTATTATAAAAAGGATCATTTCTCCCATACAATTCCTCAACATTTATATCAAAATTGTTATAAAAAGAGGATAATTTACTACCTTTAGTATCTACATTGTTTTCTATGTATTCAAATATTATTTTTTTAACAATACTTTCAACACCTATGTTGCTACCTTTTAGGTTATATCTTAAAACACTATCCTTTACATCTTTTCTCTTACTTTTATAATAAAAAGATATTTGCTTTAATTTCTGTATAAAAAAAGGAATAATGATGTCCAAATCCGAATCATCTGTAAAATCGGAATTTAATATAAATCTTTTTTCTTCTTCTGTGGAAAAATTTAATGTTATTTCTCTTAAAAGATTAACATAAGCATCTCTGATTATTTCTTTTTCCTTCGACTTTTTAATGTTTTTTTTAGATGACCATTTAAAAATATAATTTTGATAATTTTTAAAATTTTTATCTAATTCAAAGGATTGATAACTTTCATATTGAATAAAAGATAAAAACGAATAAGGGGCTTCGTAATCCTTTGGATTATCTACATCATTGACTATACTGTATGGTAAAAATGAAAAATCCATTATATGTTATTAGATGTAATTATTTACAGGAAAAATAAAATTTTAAAGAGTATTATATTAATTTCAAACCTCTATACAAACTATAAGATAAAGATTTGTCCATTTGGCCCCCAAATTTAGACCAATCTTTGAAAGATGTTTGTTGAGGTGTTATTGTGGTAAAGTCAGAATCAAAATCTATCATATTGTCATAAATATCTAATTCTTTGTTGGGTATATAATTGTAAAATTTATAATATTGTTTTATTTCCGATCCAGACTGTTCTTTTGTAGCTGTAACTAATCCCCAACCCCAATTGTAGTTCACAGAAGATAAGGGAATAATGTCACCATTTTTATAACCTTCGACTATAGTATTCGTAACTAAATTAAAATTTTCAGAAAATAATTCAAATGTAACTATCGGATACCCTGCTATAAATTTGCCACTTTCTATATTTATCTCGCTACCTAAATTGTTATTTTTCAGATATCTTATAGAAGAAAGTGCAAAATTTCTATTATACACATTAGGACTTCCAAAAATCTTTTTTTGTCCTATTGATAAGAGATCCAAAGACCTTCGCACGGAAGGTGGGTATGAGTATAAGTATTTATTCAATTCCACACCAGTAGATTCCGCATATGATATCAATTGCTGTATATTGCAAGTATCTATATCAGAATTATTTTCTACGAAATTTGTTATTTTTTCGTATATTATTTTCCCTATCTCATCTATATTTTCATTTTTACCTATGATTTGTCCTATAAAATCATCTAACAATATTCTTTTATCAAATAATGATTCTTGTTGAACGTATGATTTGAATTGAAGAGATGCGTCTAAATTTTCTCCCTTTTTAGCTATTGCTGGTTTTGGTTCTAATATATCAAAATAAGTACTCAAGCCTTGAATTGTTCTAGGTTGTGGGTTTTCAGTTTTTATAAATTTATTAATCCATCTAAATCCAGTCCAATCTCCTGTCACAAAATAAACACTTTGCAAATCTTGTAATGTTTTTAATTGAAAATCTTTCAACTTAACAGATGGTAAAGCAGATAATGGAGTGGACATATTTTTAGTATCTGCGAAATAAATTTTACCATCCACATTGTTCACAACCCAAAGTTCGCCAGATGAGTCAACAGCTATTCCTCCAATGTCTTTTAGATATTCATATCTAATAGTTCCTTTACTAAAAATATAATCTTTTTTAGTTTTTGTCGTAAAATCTATTTTACTTATCGTGTCTGTTTTGTGTAAAACGTATAGATTTTGTTCAGCATCTATGCTCATCATGCCAAAACCTTCTATTCCTCTAATTTTAGTTTTCTCTAAAGTTTCTGTATTTATATGATAAACATAATCTTCCCTATCATAATTTAAAAACGATGATTCATTAATATTCTCAACACCCACCCACAAATTGTTAGTATTATCGACTATTATCTCTTGTGGAACTTCCAGATAATTAAAATATATAATATCCAATAATTCCCCATTATTAGCATATTTACAAACAAAATTTGACAATGGGTGAGTATAAGCGACATATACATTATGATCTAAATCGACATCAACGCAGCTAGGTATTATCGTATTTTCACCAACAAAGCCAAAATATTGAGGATATTTTTGAATTGTTCTTATATCATATTTTTGTTCTATAGTTTTAGTGTCTATAAAACCACTGGATATTTTAGATATATTTTTTCCCTTTTCACGATATAAATCGATATCAAAAAGTTCTAAATTTTCAGAAGAAAAAGGTGGTAAATATACGACACTAACAGTATCGGTTTCATAATTTATTTTTATAACAGATATTGCATCTGTTAAAGAGACGTAAAGATTTCCGAATCTATCAGTGGTTGACCACATTGGACTTGCGGTATTATTATGATTTAAAAAAGATATATTACTCCTTAATGCTCCAGAATTATCCAAATAATCCATATCTTTTAAATCTATTATCGATATAGAATTCCCATCAACATCTGTTCTATAAATTTTATCATTGTCCGCATCTAGTATGAAAACTCTATTTTCTTTGTTTTCATCTATGTAATTTAAAGGACAATAAGATACGTGAAAATTAGCTGTTGTTGTATCGGTAAAAGTGTATAAGGATGGTTTAAAGAAAAATTCCAATTCTTCAGTATCACAATAATTATAAACATTTAATTTTTGATATCTTTTAATTTTAGAAACCCCTATTTGAGACAGAAAACCATATATCGGATATATTTTTGGAACTGGGATGTCTTGTATTTTGACAGTTGCTGATATGGCGACAGTTTTGGCTTCGTATGGTAAAGACACCTTTCCAGCAAAATAAGGTGAGTCGTTATATCTCGGCACAGATTCATTTTTAGTAAAAACAGCGTCTTTTAATTCATAAGCACTTACATTAACATACTCTTGAAGTGGATCTAAATCCACATATTTTATTAATTTTAAATTTACATCATACAATTCTTCATTAAATTTTCCTGTATGAAAATTGTAAATTGGTTCATACGCTTTTACACTATAATCCTCATTATCCTTTAAATTTAATACAAATGGTATATTCGTATTTTTCCATTTTATGGGATATATGTCAAATGGGTAAACCGATTGAGCGGATAACGTACCAACAGTTTTATTACTACCTTCTATTGAAATTCCATTGCTGGTAATTCTTATACTAGATGCTGGATTAAAAATGGATCTAACTGTTTGAGCCGACCATGGAAGGTTGAAATAACCTTCATCATAATTTTGAAAAAAATTATCAGCATTATTGTTTAAAATATAATTATCGTTAAATTCTTTAGAATTAAATGATGCATATATTATATCAACACTTTTTTGATTGAAATCCGACTGTTTTTGGTCAACAAAATATATGTTATCTAACTCTTTATTGCTACCACTAGATCCTATAAAACAAGAACCATCCACATAGCTACTGTAAAAATTAAAATCCATTTTCCAATTATTGTCAATATATCCAGTTGTATACGGTATCGCATATACAGATACTGAATTAGTTTTAGTACTTTCAACTACTTTGCTTTGTAAAAAATTATCTGAATTAACAGATACACTTACAAATCCATGGAAAGCTCTTAAATGGCTATATTTGTTAGTGTAATACGATGAGAGTGTTAAATGATCACTTTTAGATCCAGATACGTATAAATTTATAGTATAATCATTTTTTTTCAAAAAATCCTCATTTTGCCAAGAATTATATCTGGTTACTATTATTTGATTACTAGCTTTACCTGTTGGTAAATTGTAAGCTTTACCATTCGGATTTAATGGATGTAAGTAGATATAATCTGGAAAAATATTTTTAGCGGTTAGTGTGTTTTCAAGTGTTAAATTATAAGACTCTCCATTTTTATCGAAAATTGTAGCCCCAACATTGTATGTGTTTGGAAATTTATAATAATGTTTAGCAGATGATCCAGTAAAAATAGTATTATCCCCAAAATCCCATATCACATAATTATTTGAATAAAAATTTCTATCTGTAAAATTAGGACTCCAACTTAATGAGAAATAAAAAGCCGTGTTTTCTAAAGTATACGATTCGTGAGTTTCTGGCGCTCTATAATCATCATAAACTTTACATACTATTTTTACACTGGATAATAAATGTGTCATTTGTTTAATTTATGATAATATTTTTTCTTAAAACATCATAATCTTCATAAGAAACCGCTTTAAAATAAGGTAATTTTACAGATTGTGTTGTTATGAAAATATCTTCACTAGGCGCGTTATATATAGGATTGTGTATTAAAAAACTCAAGCCATTTACCAAAATATTTTGACCATTTACTAATCTTTGAGTATAAAAGGAATCCAAACCATTAACTTGGTATAATGATGAATTTAATTGATCTATATTAACATATTTCCCTAATTGTAAATTATCGAAATATGATTTGAAAAGATTTATCACATTCTCTATTAATGATTGATTGCTTATAAAGGATTGATTCGTTTTGTTGATGTAAAGTTTTGTTTCGGATATTATTTCTGGATATAATTTTTTAGTTGAAACTTCTTCAGTTGTTGCAACTCCTAATCCTAAAGATACGTAGACTGGATCTTGAAATACTATTTCCGATGTTATCACTTTTAAGGGCGTTATTAAATCTTTTATTTTATTTTTCAAACCTAAATTTAAAAATCTATTATAATTCGCATTCTCATTTTGAGGAACCTTTGGTATGCAATATAAATTAATGTTATTAAAAGAAGAAGAATTTCCAAAATTTATCTGATTGAACATCACTCTACTATCTAAATTTGGTTGAGTTAAACCTAAATCGAAATAATATTTCATGTGCTCGTTCGTATACACCGAGTTATCAACAGCTTTAACATCTTGTATTAAATTTGAAAAATTTTTCAAAATATAATTTTCAAAATCACTAGAATTAATCAACCTATACTGCGTTTTATATGTATTGGTTGCATTTTTCTTAATGCTATTAACATCTTCTTGAAATGTGAATTTGGAAGATGGTAATGTATTAATAAAATTTATTTTTAAAGCTTCATTAATATTTAAAATTTTCATTCCAGAAAATCTTATATTAGACATAATTTCATTATATTCAACCGAGTTGTATAAAAACATTCTAGACCCATTTAAAGAATTTGAACCTATTTCACCATTCACACCATCACTCTTCAAATAATATATAACAACTATGTCACCTTCATTTAATTTTTTTCCAGTTATACCGTCTCCAAACTTAATAACGTATCTTTGATTCTCGTTAAGCCTCAATTCAAATGATTCCGATAATGGATTTTCTAAAAATAAATTATTAACGTTTTTTAATTGTCTCCAAGATTCGTTGGGAGGTTTTACATAAACGTGTATATTATTATGATCTATTAAATCATTTTCACCATTTTCATCGACTGATACTAATGTCAATTCTTCAAAAGGTTCACCTGTAGAAATGTATAATGGATATTGAATGAATGAACCTTGATATAATAAGGCAGATTCATTTAAATCATTTAAAACTTCAAATCCAGATTCCGATTTGGTAAAAGTCACATCTTCTACAAAAGAATATTTTAAATCGTTTATAGTAAAAAAGGCATATCTAGGAACGGTATATATTCCAATAGGTAAATCCGAATTAGATGCTGCTGAAAAAGACATAACAGATGTTTGAATTCCTATAGGATTATAATTCAAAGTTTTAACTATTCTATTAACGTTTTCATATAATTGTGCAGTTGTGAAAGCTGATTCATTCGCTGTTCTGTTTAAATAAAACAATAAAACGTGATAACTGTAAGCTATAACGTCCAATAAGCTGTTGAAATTTGAACCTTCAAAGATTTGATCAGTGAACACTCCACCTTCAATCAATCTTTGTTGCATTAAGGTTTTCATGGATGTGGCATCAAATGCCGCATAGCTATTGAAAGATAGTGGAAAGTTCTGATTTGTTATGTTGTTGTCTTCAGCCATATAATTTAATTAAAATAATAACCAGATTCTGCCAATGCCCCTTTTATTTCTAAATTATTAATGTTTAGAGACGGAACGGATAATACTAAATCTATATTGTATTGTTGTTCATCCATATTTGTTGTGATATTTATGTTCTGAACGGTCATTCTAGGTTCAAATCTAGTCAACCCTTGTAATATAGTATCTCCCAACAATCTAGCATTAGCGGATGTTACTCCAGTGAATAAAAATTGTAATAAATTCAAACCAAAGATTGGGTTTAATATTTTTTGACCTGGCATTGTTGTAAATATATTATATATGCTATTTTTTATAGCATTTAAATCGTAATCAGCTACTATATCTTTTTGCTCTTTAATATTATATAACGGATTGGTTCTAGTGTAATCTATTTCTAGATCTACTTCCAAATCTATATACGTATTTTTTCTAGCTTTTGGTAAACGATTAAACTCTTTTACAATTATTGCAGCCATAGAATTATTTAGATTTAAATTTTAATATTGAAAGATATATTGCTTTTATGCAATAAAAAATTAAGTAATATCTATATGGCTGGAAAAATAACTATTGAAGAAATAAAGACAATTCTAAACTCTAGAGATGAAATAAAAAATAAATACAAGAATATAAATTTTGATACCTTTATAGAAACTGGTACACATTATGGTTCAACAATATTTTCATTATGTCCTTTTTTTAAAAAATTACACACTGTAGAATTATCTGAAAATTTTTACAATATATGCAAAGAAAGAGCAAAATACGAAAATATTGAAAATATACATTTTCATTTGGGTAGTTCCGATGTGGTTATTGAAAAAATATGCGAAGATATTAAACAACCTTTAATATTCTTTTTAGATAGTCATTGGTCTAAAGATAATACAGCTAAAGGGGATGTTGAAGTTCCTCTTTTAAAAGAATTGGAAAGTATAAAAAAAAGAAATGAAACAGATATAGTTATAATAGATGATTTGAGGCTTTTTGGTACCAAAAATCCAAATGATGTTGATTGGAGCGAAATAACTATAGATAATATTCTAAAAATATTGAAGGGAAATGTTTTCGCCACAATGGAGTATAATGATAGATATATTGTTTTTTTAAAACAAAATATGTAAAAATGTTTCTTAAAGCATAAATAATTAAGTCAAATTATGGGAAAATTTATAAAATTATACGAATCAGCTATTCAAAGATTTACTAGAGGTGGTCTATTAGTAGGGGATCTAGTTAAATTTAAAGATGGATATGGGAGTGATGATTTTTTTAATAATCAAAGCTCCAATTACATAGAAAAAATTAAAAGTTTTATAAGTAGTGGTTTAAATATACGAGTTTCTAGTATTAAACCTGTAAGACCTTCTTATCAGCCAGGTAATGTATACAATGAATCTAGTGAATTTTTAGTAGATATTGTTTTGGAAAAAGCACCAGGTCTTTATTATGAATTCATAACAGTGCCGATGAGAATTTTAGAACACTTCGATACTGGAGTAAATCTAGCCCCAATACCAGACGCTTTGAGATATGATGATAACTCTTCAACTGATATTGAACAATTAGGATCTATCCGTAAAGGTGCTGAAACCCTCCTAGATCCATACAGGCAGACGAGAACTACCGATTTTGGAGATGGTAAAGACTCAAAATCTTCAACAGAGTTGCCGACAAAAAATACAAAAATACCATCCAATGTATCAATAGATGCTAAATCCCCATCTATATATTCGGCTCAAAAAGATTATACTAAAAATTATCTTCCTAAAAAATAATTTAATTTTTAATTATCTTATTCAAAGATAGTAATAAACAGTAAAAATTAATCTCTTGATCTGCTACAAAAGAAGATCTATACATATATTCTCCTATATCTACAAGTATTAACTTTTTCTTCATTTCATCAATTTCTTGTATTTTGATATCACAAATTTGATCAAAAAGATTTTTCATCAAAACATAATAATCTCCTTTAAAGTCATGTTCATTTTGAATGATAATTTTTCTCAAATCAAACATTTTATCATTAATAGTGAAGTTTATTATTTTTTTAACAAAGTTGTCAACATTTGACAAATCTGGAATACTTAAAACACCATTTATACAGTATTTTTGAATTTCATTAATAGTTTTACGTATATCTGGAAAATATTTTTTAATCAAGCCTATTAACTTGCCAATAGAATCATTCTCCATTTTTATATTCTCGTTATTAATAATAAATTTAATACGCTTAACTATTAATTCGATAGGAGGTGTTAATTGTATGGTTTGACATCTAGACTGCAAGGGAACAATGACATTGTGTATATAATTTGAAGTCAAAATATATCTACAATATGCGGAATTTTCTTCCATCGTATTTCGCAAACCCCTCTGAGCAGCTGGAGAAGCAGAATCTATTTCATCTAGAAAAACTATTTTCTTTTTGCCATTGAAGCTTTTAGTTTTACTAAAAGTTGTAATAGTACTTCTAACATCATCTATGCCAACTTCAGCGCAATTTAAAAATAAATCTTCAGCATCTAAAGATGATATCAATATTTTACCAGTACTAGTTTTACCAGTACCAGCATTTCCATAAAATAAAAGGTTCGGTATCTCGTCATTAGAAATAAAATTGTTTATTATTTTTTTATCATTTTCAGACACAACCAACTCATCTATAGTTTTAGGTCTATATTTTTCAGACCAAAGATTATTAACACTCATTTTCCGCTAGAACCAAACCCCCTTTCTTGTCTTTTGGTAGGCACCACCTTACCCCACTCAAAAGAAAAATCAATATTCTCGTAATATATGACAAGTTGAGCCACGCGATCCCCTTTTTGTACTTTATAATTTTGATCTGAAAAATTAAACAATTTCACACCAATCTCTCCCCTGTAAGGATTATCTATAATGCCTTGAAATGCCAAAATATTATGCTTAAATGCCAAACCAGATCTAGATTCCACTTTAATCCAATACCCCTCATCAATATATGCCAATTTTAAACCTATTTTAACTATAATAGACCCCTTCGCTGGTATTTCAACATCCTCTATAGAGGAAACATCCCAACCAACATCTTCTTTCATTGATTTACTCGGTAAGATGGCATCTGTATGTGTTTTTTCAAAACACACTTTCGGTTGTCTTGCCATATTCTTCAATAATGAGAATTCTTCCATATATGGATCATTATATATTGATGCCAGTCGAAGTCAACCTAAATAATATCATGAATAGTTTTTCGGATAATTCGCAATCTAACACTTCAAATGATTTAACGGATCAAATAAAAAAAACCATAGGAGTTATAAAAAATAAAGTCAAAGAAAATGAAGAAAGTGAAAGTGATGATTTAAATCAATTTATTTTAAAAAATTCAAAAGAATTAGTAGAGAGTGGTATAGAAGCTATAAATGAAATAAAACAAACCGTATTATTAAACCCTCAATCCGATGAAGTCGAAGCTTTAGCTGAAATTTTTAAAGGTGTTTCTAGTGCAATGAATATTTTAAAAGATATTCATATAGCTAAAATGAAAGCTGAAAACTCAAAAGAGATGAAACAAATGGATATAGAAAGTAAAAAGGAATTGGAAAAAATAGAAGATTCAAAATCTGGTATACATATGACAAGAGATGAAATTTTTAAAATGTTAATGAATAATGAAGATGCGATAGATACCGAATTTACTCTACTATCTTCTTAGGTAAGAATGGATTTTTAGCTTCCAATTTTTTTACAGTGTATCCATATATTGTTGAATTTACACTCTTATCTCCTATTTTTGTTGGTATGTTTATGTTCGGCGCTCCAGTCTGTACATTGTTGGAAGACGGTTTGAAATTTATATTATCCATAACATATTTCGCATTTCTCCCCAAAAAATTTTGAATTTTTCCCATGTATTCGGTTGCTACTTTAGCTACTCTTTTCGGGAAATTATAATCACCAACTTCAACTTGTCCATGAGATTTATCAGGAGTTGCGACTTTAGTTATTACTGCACTTAAAGCTCTGTCTTTACAAACTTTAATACGTGCCATTTTCGTTAAATACATGGCTGTATCAGCACTATTCACGCAATTTTTAGGCACAGTAGCCGCATTACAAGGCACTTTTTGTTCCAGTGAATTGAAAGGAGGGACTGTATTTGAAGTATACCAAGAAGTGACATCCATTGTTTTATTTAAAGAATCAAATGAAAATTTCTTATCTAGAGATTGTAATGGACCTTCTAATAAAATTTCACCTTTAACTTCTTGCGAAATTCTTTTATCGTAAAATTTTTTAAACCAATCTTGCATAGGGACTGGTAAGTTTATCAATTCATTATCTAATTTTCTAAAAAATTTCTTTAAATTTTCAGTCCTTCTTGTAAAATTTGATGTCATTACTATTTTAAGTTCCACCATCAAATCAATACTTTCTTGACCTACAGATTCAAATAAACCATAAAATTCTGGAGAAACTGTTTTAGTTAGAGGATCTACCGTTTGATATAATATATAACCATCGATTGAGTTCATATCATTTGTGCAAATTTATGTTCTTCCGAAGAAGCTGGTTTAGTGGCATATATGTGATTATAATACATGCCTTGACTGAATTCGTGTATAACCATAGTTGTAAAATAAGTCCCTAGAACCATTTTATCATGTTCAGATGGAAGTTGATTATCGGATCTATTTAAATTGAAAAATGTTCCAGATTTTCTTTTAGTTAAACCTCTAATTCTAAAATATATAGCAGTATTTTTAAATACTGAAGCCATTAATGCTTTATTTCTACCAAAATTTAATTTTTGAAAATTCTGACCAGTACCCAACCCTGTCTCAAAAACATGTTTAACGTTTTGATTATTTTCTCTTAATTGATTCACTGGTATAGTGTCAAATTTTTGGGATGTCGTGAATGTTGGTAAATTTTTAACATTATCGTTAAAAATTGATTTTTTAGAGCTATTTATATTATTCGAACCTATAGAACATGTAAAACCACCATGAGGATCATATGAATGTACAAAATGAGTTGAAACATCTTGTTGCATCATATCAGCATCTGGTTTTATGAAAGAGTAATGTTCTATAATATTATAATTTATAGCGTTAAAAGAATTAGGAGATGTTAAAGATCCAAAATTGAATTTATTACCCAAACCTGAACCATTAGCAGTGTCCAATTTACCCAAATACATATCTTCTGTCATTTCTTTACCGCCCAATTTTCTAGAAATAGATCCTAAAATGCCACCGCTTTTATAACTAGCATTTTGCAAATATGATGTTATTGGTAAAAATGTATACTCATCCGTGTATCTATGTTTTTTTAAAATACATGGAACGTATTCATAGCTAGGTTCACTCACATGGTATTCTATTAAATATTGAACATCGTCTATACTTTTATATTTACCATTAGTGTGGTGTTCAATCAAAGCTCCACCTTTGTCCCATTCCGTAGATGAAGCCTTAAATCCAGTTTTATTCAAAGTTTTTTTCAACAAGTATTTTAAACAATCTCCAGTGTATCTTTTAAAATCATCTGTATTATTTACTTTGCTTTTTTGATTTGATAAATTACTAACATTATTATTTGATTGAAATAGGCTGTTAATACCTTCTAATATACCATCCGAGCCATTTACTGGAACTTCTGAAGTGCTAAAATGAGAATCTATTTCATTTAGCAATTGATAATCAACATCCCAAAAATATAATTTTTTAAATTTAACACCTCTATCTTCTCTCATTTCTTCTTCTATTTTATATATGGAAAATGTATATTTTAAACAAAATTCCTTTCTTTCAGATTCCGATAACGTGCTCATGCAATTATCGTTCGGATTCATTTGAGGCATTATTTCAACTTGCAAGTAGTCCTTACCATCCCCTCTAAAGTTGTAAGGTATTATTTTTTCCCCTCCATCTATACCGTTGAATGTTTCCAACACATCATTTGTATTATTAACTACAATATAACCGTATGAGTAAAAATATCTTAAATCGTCTACTATTTTAAAATCTTTTATAGATCCGAAAGTTATACCAGTTTTTGTTTCCCCGTTCCATAGATAAACATCAAAAATATAATAGTTATCACCTATCTGCACGATGTTCCCAGTTTTACCACCTTCATCGCCTCTTATAAAATTAGATATTATGTTATTAAAGTTCATTGTTCAATTTTGTTAAAACGGTTCTAACATATTGCGGAAATAATATTTTCAATTTAGTACCAGCCTTTGGGAATTCTAAAGGATTATAAATTTTATTTATTAACACTATCAACCACCACAAGTCTATAGTTCTATATTCATTATAACTTATAGATGTCCAAGGCATCTGTTTATTGAGTTGAATTTCATAATATGCGCTGGTATCCAATTCATCTAAAAAATAAATCGAAAAAGATTGCAAATTGTAATAATATTGATTATCTTCAGTCAGATACATTTTCATGAAATTTTCATACTGATACTCGTTAAGTTTAGGTAAACTTAATATATTTTTTTGATAATCTCCAACCGCAGAAAGTCCGTCTATATATGATGTTATCATTGTGTTGAATTATTAGAAACCTCCCTCCTAAAACCCTCTAATATAGATTCTATTAAATTTCCACCACCACTAGAAGATTCTGTCACATTTATAATATCTTGCTCAAATAACATATGATATAGAAAGTTTTGACTTTCTGCCACCAGCCCTTGAAGTGTAATACTTACCATATAAGCATCTGGCACTATGGTTAAAACTTTACTACTACCTTTCAAACTTGGAACATTTAAGTAATAACTTCTTCTAGAACCCATAAATTGAACAGATAGTCCAGATATATAAGCATATGGCATAAATTTCACACCTGGTATCATAACTTCATACAAACAAGGAGGATCTATCAAATCTCTACTTTTTCTATTCGGTCTATTTTGGTATATTAACATATATATCAATTGCCAATTTCTTTGAACATCTTCTATAGTGGACCAACCAGTGTTTATTAAAGGGAATGTAAATCTTAAAGAATCTCCACTCGCAGCATTTTGATAAAATTGAGGTTTTTCTATATAAATACCAGGCTCCATGATATTCATACTTGTGGATAATCCATAAGATAAACCTTCAGCCTTACCAGCCAAATCACCAATCATCGCACCCAATCCACCTTTTTTGGTAAATATGTGATCGTCTGTACTAAAAGCATTTTTAACGGCATTTGGAACGTCTTCGAAATATGGCATAATATAGTTGAATTTAGTATCCTCTGTTATATAAAGACCCTCATATGGTGTTAAAACGCTAGAAGATGCTTTGTCCCATGTTATCGAATTTAAAAAACCACTAGCATTTTTTCCAGTTATCAATTCCGTAAGTCCAGAATTTAATACACCACTCCCAAAATTAGAAGCTCCTCCTAGTAAACCTTTTCCTATAGATGTTAACCTTTCTCCAAATGAACCACTGAACAAATTACCAAAAGCTCCAGAAAATGTTTTAGAACTTCCTATTAAATTGCCTAATCTCCCCCCAACTTCCCCGCCCTTGCCAGCAGCTATCAAGCTATAATATGCTAATTGAGCTATTAATGCGTTGGTTTTAAGTCTTTTTTCTTTAAGATTTATATATGGAACATCTTGTCTGCTTCTTAAATGAGAAGATGTCCAGTGAAAATCATTAACAACATTTATCAATCCAGATGTAGCATCTCCTAAAGAATCACTTTTCAAAAAATTTCTAGATAAAGATGCAAAAATACCTCTACCCCCAACTGGTATTATTTTCGGAGATCCAGTTGGTACATTACAATCCGTGGTAGATTCGAATTTGAATAAATTATTCACAGAAATATTTAGACATATGAACCAATGTTATTGGCCTTTAATTTCTTCTCTATACCCATTAAGGAAGGCATGGGTAGATTGTTTCTCAAACTTTGTCTATATTCTTTTATATAATTATTAAAAGTATTTTTAGGATTATCTTGATACGATTGATCACCATCAACTCTTTTTTCTTTTACAGGTTCATCCGATTCGTTTTTTTTTTCAGATTGTAAACCAGATATAGATTCATTCAATTTTTCAAAATTTTTATTCAAATTATTGTTCATTTTTTCGAATAAATCGGTTATTTTGGTTAAAACGCCACCTTCTTTTTCATCAACTTTCGGACTTTCTTTATCTTCAAATTCTTCAGAATTTTTCAAATCTCCCATTGGAGAGTTTTCATTTTCTGGAGGTTTTGCCATAGAATATGCCGCATTTTCATTTTTTAAATTTTCCTCTTCACTAGCTACTGATTTTAATGATTCAGATTTACTAGATTCTTCAGACTTTGCTATTTGCAATTCTCCACTAGCATTTTCTGGAGATTCTATGCCATTTAGAAATTCGTTAACTTCCTGCGTAGATTCAGCACCTTGCAATTCATCACTAACATTTTCTGGAGATTCTACGCCATTTAAAAATTGATTAACACTCTCTAAAGATTCAGCACCTTGCAATTCTCCACTAGCATTTTCTGGAGATTCTATGCCATTTAGAAATTCGTTAACTTCCTGCGTGGATTCAGTACCTTGCAATTCTCCACTGATACTATCTGTAGACTCTGAACCATTTAAAAATTGATTAACACTCTCTGAAGATTCAACACCTTGCAATTCTCCACTAACACCCTCATTAGATTCAGTACCTTGCAATTTGCTATTAACATTTTCTGGAGATTTGGTATCTTGTAATTCTCCACTAACAGTTTTTGGAGATTCAGCACCTTGCAATTCTCCACTAATATTATCTGAAGACTCCACACCATTTAAAAATTCATTAACTTCCTGCGTAGATCCAACACCTTGTAATTTGCTATTAGCATTTTCTGGAGATTTGGTATCTTGTAATTCTCCACTAACACTTTCATTAGATTCAGCACCTCGTAATTCTTCATTAGTACTATCTGTAGATTCGACACCATTTAAAAACTGATCAACTTCTTGTTCTTGCTTAGACTCCGCATTTTTTACATTTTCAACTTGATCTTCTCTAACTGATAAGTTGTTATTATTTACAGTATCCAATAAAGTATTTTTAACATTTTGATATTTGTTTTCAAAATTAATCAACTCTTCTTTATTTAAATTTTCTATATTAACATCTGTTTCAGAATTGCTAACAAAATTGTTTACTATACCTTTTATACCGTCTTCTTTTTCTCTTTTTAAAGAATTTAACTCTGCTAATTGTTCCTCTACTTTAGATAACTGTTTTTTAATGGAATCTATATTTCCTTCATTTTTTATTTCTTTATTTTCAACTTTAGAATAAAAGGTTTCTTTTAATTTTTCAACTTCTTCTATGGATTTATCGATTTCTTTAATATAATTTTTATATTCTACTAATTGAGTGTAATTTTTTTCTATAGTTTCTTTATCAGTCTTATTATTAAAACCATTTTTTTTCAAAAAATCCATTATATCCTGTAATGTAACGTCTTTTTTTACAATACTTTCTAACTCTTGTTCAGATTCATTAGAATTAGAAGATTCACTTTGATCAACAACATTTTGTAAATTTTGTTGATTTTCACTATCTTCAATTTTAAATGTTTTTTCTGGAGATTCAGGAGGCATAATTTTTAAGCATTGGGAAATAATTTTATATTAGATGAAGCCGAATAATAACCGTCTAATTGTAAAAGAAGATTCCATGACGTAGTATTCAACGGGCTAGTTCCCCACCGCATTGTTTGTGTATCAGAATATCTGAAGCTTTCGTTCTCTCCAGTTTTTCCACCAGCATACATGTATGCGACAGCAGTCCAAGTATTATTGGAATTATCTCTTCTCATAATCCAATCTTGATTTAAATAACTATAACCAAATGTATAAGATTTTCCAGTATTAGTGGTAATATTCACAAATCTATAAGAGGAACTTTGATTCCAGAAATAACTACTATCAGCATAAGAATTTATAGTATTATTTCTTCCACTATCTATTAAATTAGTTGTTAAATAATTATTAACAATTTGTGAAGTTGAATAATTTGCTATAGTGTTGCTAAAAGATATGGTATTTACTAATATGTTTTGTGTGTTTCCAGTTGGTGTTGGTGTGGGAGTTGGAGTTTTTGTGGGAGTTTGAGTTTGGGTTATTGTAGGTGTTGGTGTTGGTGTTGGTTGAGCTATTGTAGTGTGGATAAAAATATTAGAAGATGGACTGAATATCACACCATCAGTAGCCCTTATTCTTATATTGTAAGTTGTATTATAATTTAAATTCAATATAGAAGCTGGTGATGTAATATCAGATGGCGTGAAAGCAATCCAATTAATACCATCCATGCTATATTGGTAATTTATAACATTAGGTGTTGGAGTTGAAGCTAAGAAAAACACATTAGCTTTAACATTACTGCTAGATTGGTATTCACTCGTAACATTTATAATACTCGGAGCCGTTAATGGTGCTCTTGTTTGCGTGGGTGTGGGAGTTTGAGTTGGAGTTTTGGTCGGAGTTGGTGTTTGGGTTTTTGTTGGAGTTTGAGTCGGTGTTTGAGTTGGTGTAGGTGTTGGGGTGACAAAAGAAGTTTTTGTGGGTGTGGGGGTTTGTGTGGAAGTTTTTGTGGGAGTGCATGTTTGTGTAGGTGTTTGTGTTGAAGTTTTTGTGGGGGTTGGAGTTTGTGTTTGTGTTGGAGTTTGCGTAGGTGTAGATGTTTGTGTTGGAGTTTTCGTGGGCGTGGGAGTTGTTGTAGGTGTGGGGGTTGTCGTGGGGGCTAAACTTAGAGTTGGGGTCGGTGTTGGTGTTTTAGTTTGTGTAGGTGTTAAAGTGGGTGTTGGGGTTGGGGTTGGGCATATGTCTAAATTTAAAAATATAGCTGGTGAATAATTGAATCCTTGCACACTTACCCAATTATTTGTTGGAACTTCGGTTGT